GTCTTTTGCTTGTGCTCCGGCTGCATCAGCGGCGTGCATTTTGTCAAGACCGTGACGTGCGGCGCCGGCAATGTTTTTCATACCTTGAACAAAGCCACTTTTTTTCATACCTTGATCTACTGAACGTTTGGCTTTGATTGCTGCCGCATCGGTATTTCTAATAGCAGATACTCCTGCATTAGTAGCTTTCTCGACACCTTTGGCAACTTTAGATGTTACTTTCTTAACAGCATCAGCAAGACCTTCGTCTATCTGTTGTGGTTTAGCTAAAGTTAGTTCATGAATTTGCATCAGATTTCCTTACGGTACGTGTGAACTTACCAGGATCCCTGAGCTTGATTGCGTTTAAAAGTTTGCGCTGTAAATTTTCAGCAACTTCTGGGGCATAAGAACCCTCGATTTCTTCCAACAAACGGATAGCAGATGCAATCACATTGGTAGCTCTATTTTCTAAAACGTGCTTTTTGTCACGTTCGGTATATAAGTTGTCTAGTTCTTCGAGCAGACTGCGAGTTTTCTTTTGCATAATGGTAAAGACCCTTGTGTATTATTTATCGGAATTTAAAGGTCTTATGATTATGAACCAGCTTTGATTTTTCCTAGCAACTGTGCTAATTTAGCACTCTGAACGTCGGCTTTTACTTTAGGAACATCAAAATGTTGGTCTTCTGCGTCAGGATCAATACCGATATCAGGCTTTTTGATACTGTCGTAAATTGTTTGCTTGGGTCGGAAATCGCCCTGCTGTTCATTATTGTCAGTAATACGCAAACTTTCCACGTCAAAGTCTAACTCTACTTTTTGACCCACACCCGAACTACTACGAGTTTTCATCAACTGTAAGTTATATTTGCCACGCTCACGAAGCGCACGACTTGTGAAAATACCGAATACGTTATCTGCTGTATTAATCTTTGAAATACCACCTGAAATATGACTATGATCAAACTCGATTTCTTCTACTGCCGCACGATTCAACTGTGATGCTGTTACAAATAATACGTTCAACTCTTTTGCTAAGTTACGCAATTCTTCTGAAACATACTTGTCTTTCACGAATAAATCGTTTGGACTTACTTTTGCTGATACTGGCATTAACAAATCCAAGTAGTCAATACACAAGAAATCTACACGCTTACCTGTTTTAATTTGAAGTTCTTTCAAATAAGCACGAATGTCATTTACTGTGGACTGTGCTGGCATGTATTTTACCCATAGCGCACCTGACTTTTTCTGAAGCATTTTGACTTTCATCTCTACTTCATCGATTTGTTTGAAAATTTGCTTGCTTGCCGTTTCTGTCATCATCGAGTCAATACGCATACAGCATAGTCCTTCGTCAAGTTCTAATGACAAATACACACCATTCAAACCTGCTTTAGCCCAATTCACTGATAAGTTCTGCATGAATAATGACTTACCTGAACCCGATCCTCCTGCGAAGATTTGAAGTTCGCCACGATTAAAACCACCATAAAGTAGTCTATCAAGTGTAGGCCAGCCTGTAGAATTCTGTCCGTTAGAATTCTTTAATTTCATAAGTCGTGCTCTAGGATCATCAAAATAGTCTGTTCCTAAGTCTTTCATTAAAGAAATTTGAACAGCATCTTTGATAAGTTTTTCAACTAAAGCGTAATCGCCCTTCTCTAGTAAGTCATAAGATTTGACAATAGCACGTTCTAGTTCTTTTTGTTTAGTAAAACTTTCAAAGCTATCAATAAGCCATTGACTATTCTCTTGATTAAAATCTTCATTTTTGTTCAACTTGACGTTGGTTGCCGCTTGTATCATTTCAAGTGTGGGTAGCGAATCATACTGTTTTAGATGCTCTTGTATGAATTCTGCTACGGGCTTAATAGTTCTGTCGAAGTTTTCTGGGTTAAAAATGTTGTGAACACGCACGAAACTTTCTGCGTCCTGTAAGAACATTTCTAGGAAAAACTTCTGAACTTCTGAATTATAATCGTTTAACAATTTGCTTTTTCCTTATTTCAATTTTAATCTTATTTGTTTCTTTAGCTTCCATAATCATCATTAGTGTAGCTAGTCTGCCGAACTTAATAACAGCATCATTTACGTCTTTGACATCTTCGGGCCAGTCTGGAATACTCACGAACCAGCCCTGTTCTTGTGCTACTTCTACAAGTTTCATACCTGCTTTATCTTGGTCAGGCACTACTACAACTTGACGTTCTAATGATTTGATAAGTTCAACCTGTTGTTTGTTAATATCGTTGTGTAATACTGCTAGTCCATTGATAGCTAACGCATCAAATACGCCTTCTACTACGATACAAAAGTCCCAATCTTTGCTTTGTAAATCTGTCCCGAATACATATCCTTGTTGCATATCGTTGATATACTTAGGAGTGCGTGCGTCTAAGAAGCGTGTACAGTTACCTACAATAGTATTATTATGTGTGAAAGGAATAACAATACCAGGGCGAATACTATTTATATTCGTCATAAATGGATAATTTAAAGGTATCTGTCTATTCTTCAAATACTCATATTGCTGTGTGTGCTCTTGTGTAATAATATCTAAGTCTGCAGGAAGCTGTCTTTCTTCAAACTCTATCTTAATCTTTTTTTCTGTTTTGATATCACTAATAATACCGTGAATAGTTTTGTGTCGCAAACTTTCTAGGTTAATGATTTCGATTTGCTCTTGTGGAACGTTTAGCCATTTCAAAAAGTTTCGTGCTTTGAAAGATAAACTTCTACCCAAAATAAAACTTGCTTTGTATCCACAATTGAAGCAATGGAAGCTCCACCCTTCAGATGACGATTTTAAACCACCACGTGATTTTTTATCTTGCGATTCTCCCCTATGGACACAGCAAGGTGCGTTGAACGAAATCCAGCCGGAGCTAGTTTGTTTTCGCTTGCTTGGGAGATAAGATACAATATCAATCATACTAACATTGTAGCATGAAAGTCATCGAGAATCAACTACTTTTGGTGTTATCGGTAATATAAGTTTACCACATAGCCAGTTGATATGACCACTAATGCACCCTGGTTAGCTGGAGGAACTGGATAAGATGCCGAATTAACTCCGCCTGATGGTACTGGCCAATATCCTGAACCACCTGAAATAATATTAAAACCAGTTACTGATCCGAAACCTAAACCTGCTTGTGGATGACCTGGGGGATAAACATCTGACATGATAGCTTCAACTACTGCACCTGCACCATCACCTAAAATATTTACTTTAGGTGGTGCTAAGTAACCTGATCCGCCATTTTGTAGAATAAGACTTGAAAGCACACCTTCTGTACAAACAGCGAAAGCATTTGCGGCTACACCTGGAGGAGTTGGTGTTGACCAAATAGAGTTATTGAAACAGATACGCAATAGTGGGTACCAACCTACTACATTCATGTAAATAGTTTTTGTTTCGTCATAGTAAGTAGTTGATTCAGAAGCGTTATACCAAATACCTTGATAGTCGTTTGCCCACTGTGCTTTGATAGTTCCAGTGTATCCTACTAAATCCATCTGAATAGTAGTGATAGCGTTTCTAGGAACAATATTAGAACTGTAGAATTCTGTATTTTGATAGAAATAGTTTACCCAGCCTGGTGAGCCACCGTATTGTCCAGCCCAATCAGGATAGTTTTGATACGTTGAACCATCGTAACTTACTTGACTTGCCAAAGAAGTTGTAGGGATAATTAGGGGAACTGATGGGACTAGTTGAGGATAAACTGAATCTACGATGTTACAAGGAGCACGTGCGCCGGCTCCGGCATTTGTAAATACTGCTTCGGTTAGAACGCCTGAACTACGAACAATAGAATACGATCCTGGCTCTGCTAACACGTCGTAAAGCATAGTGTAGGGAAGTGTGACCTTGATACGTCCTAGTGCTCCGCTTAGAATTTCCATTGGTTGTTCAAGCAAAATAGTTGTTCCTGCTTGATTCATTACTCGGAACAAGAAAGAGCTACCAGTGACATTGACTGGTTTCTCGTCCTGATTGACAAGTTCAAAGAGTAGAACGTTATCTACACCTTTATTGATAGTTAGTTGTTTAGCGTACACGGGGTCATACCTCATAGTAAAATATTGCCCACTGCTATCCAGCATAAGTACTCTTGTTATTTGCTGAAAGATATACATCTGGGTTGAATACATAATTTATTAATCTCCTATCAT